CAAAGATTACGTCTAGGAAATCGTCGGCCAGAGCCTCACCGAAGATGCCCTCGATGTTGCCGGTGGCGATGATCTGAGCCATGTGCACCGCGTCCAACTCAAGCGCAAGGCTGTCCCATGCCTTCAGGATCTCAGCACCTAGTTCCGGGCTGAGTTGCCTGGCCCTCTTCTCGAAGCGGGCACGGAGGCGGTCGGCTGGGCTGCTCACTTCTCCTCCCACGGTTCACGGGGCGTCGGACGGTTGGACGTAAAGACCTGTGCCGTGACGTAGGACGAAGCCATTGCCGTAGCCGATGAGATGGGTACACCCTCATCCAATAACCGGCGCAGGAACAACGCCGCCAACTCAGCTAGGTCCATAACCCCTTCAGCCTTCAAAGGACGGCCCCGGCATCTGGGCCGTGGACGCCTTGCCCATTTCCCACAGAACCTCTAGCACGTCCAGATCGGCGTCCTCTTCAATCCGCCCGCCCGCTTGGAGCATCTTCAGGGCTTGGCTCGACGGGAAGCCTTCCCTGACTAGCGCGGCAATCGCAGCCATCACGGACGGGTCCATTATCGTGCCCTCGAAGTCTCGGTTGATCTGAACCGATCCGCCCTGAAGATCCGCCTGGCCCGGTCGCTTCAGGTAGTTGGCATGGAACTGTAGCGCGTTCTCTACCCCGTCCTGAAGGGCGCGGGCTGTGACGGCTAGGGATGAGTCCGAGGTGGACTTGTCCAGCCGCTTGGCCTCTGCCGTCTCTGCCGCCCTCTTCTGTGGGGCAAGCATGGCCAGCCCACCGAGCGTCGACATGTCAGACTTGAGGTCGTCTAGTGAGTCCTTGGCCGCGTCGAGGGCAGCGCCGTCGTGGCTGACGTACTCCGCCTTGCCGTCGGGGGCCGATGAACGGATGGCCGTATTGGCACCGATGATGAGGGGTCCCGCCGGCGTGCCATCCGGGTTCTTCGCCTCCGGGATACCGGCAATGAAGATGAACGGCACGCACGTCTTATGGATCGACCACGCATAGTCTGACCACTGCTGGTAGTAGGCTATGTTGATGAAGCTCATATCCAGAAGCGGCGGATCGGACACGAACATCGAGATCGAGCCCGACGTTTTAACCTCCGCAATCGGGATCTCGGTCTGCGTTGGGTAGGTGCCTTCGTTGCCGGGGATGACTTTGTTATCTGCCCCCATGCTGAACAACTGCCAGCCAACTACGCCATCGGGAAGGCGATACAGCACGCGGTACTGTGTGGCCTCTTTCTCGCCGAATGCCCCATGCGGAACCATCATGGTTTCCTGCAGGACGACCTGGACCAATGTATTCACGCCGCCGATGTTTTCCATTCGCCACGACAGGATGTTTTCTTTCTTGATCGGTATCCAGTAGGGGCGGATCTCCTGGCTTTCCTCTTGCTCCCTGCCCTGTTCGCCGCCCGTATCCGGGTACTCGACAAAGATCGCCGCATGGCCGACCGAAATCGCATCGGTTTCCAGTTCCCAGAGGAAGGTGTCGCCATGCGTGCCCTCTAGGTCGATGTTCTCCCAATGCTCGCGGATCACATCCGGCACCTCTTCACTGAGTACGGGGTCTTTCCTGAAGATCAGGCCGGTAAGGCCCTCTACCGTGCGCCGGAAGAAGTTCAGGAAGACGGAACGGTCCAAGCGGTTCTGGTAATCGTCTGTTTCCTCGCCGGGTGCTCGGGGCAGGTACTTCGTGGTCTGAGCCTTGACCGCCATGTTCCCGCCCCACAGATCGCGCTCAATCTCTACGGCGGCCATCTGGACCTGGCTCGCCTTGGTCCGCGTGCTGGGGTTGTTCTCGCTCTTGGATAGCGCGTCGGACGGCAGATCCCTGCCACCAACACGAAGCGGGCCGCTTCCGGGTGTGTTGCCGAAGTCAGTGGGTGAGGCCAAGGTTTTCGGGGTAGCCATTTCGTCCTCAGATTTTGAAGGTGCCGACAGAGAGCGTGTGCCGCGCTAGTACGTTAAACTCTTCCCAGAGCAGATAGTCCAGGGCGTCAGGTAGATGGTCGAAGCCTGAGCCCTTGTCCCGGATACTCGTGCCTTCCTTGTAGACCAGATTAGCCAGGGCTGTAATCAGCGGGCGGGCGTTCGGACTGATACGGACCTTCCTGCGCCCTTCCGTCAGGTACATGGCCTGAGAGTTGTTGACCCGATCCACCACCGGTGGGGCGGCGTTAGGCGCCCGCACCTCAAATCCCGCATTCTCTAGGATCGTAAAGTCTGTCTGTCCGACAGGGGCGGAAGTCTTACGGGCCTTGCCGCTTGGGTCGGGATAGACAATAATGCGCCGGTTCGGGTGGCGGCGTCTCAGTTCGCTCGCCATCTCTTCCGTGTTGGAGCTCATCAATTCGATGGCATCCAGCACATGGCACTCATCCGCAGCCCGGACACAGATCACCGCGCTCATTGGGTTGACGTTGAAGTCCATACCGACCAGGATCTCCGCGCCCGTATCCGTTACGCCCTCATCAATATTCCCATCGGGGAAAGGCTTGTTCTTGAAGTTTGAATAGACTCGCCCGCCACCGCCAAGGAAGTATCCGCCGCCCCATATATGCTCGTAGGATTCCGGGTCATTGGCGAGCAGCCGCGCCGCCTCTTTCTTCATCACATCGGGGCAGAACGGGTTGTCCTTGTAGGTCGTGTGGACGCTGGCCCCATCCTCCTTTTGCATCGCCGAGAACATCATGTCTACCGGGTCCGTCGGCTGGTCCGGGTTCCAACTGAACCATATCTCCGAGTCGGGCATACGGATGGTCGGCAGGAGTAGGTCTAGGGAGCGCTTGCTGATGCTCTGAGCCTCTTCGACCCATGCGATGCTGAAACCCTCCAGGCTCTTGATTGAATCGGCTGTGTGGTCCTGCATACCCTCGAAGATCATGATGCCCTTACCGTAACGGTGCCGGATTTCGGTTGTGAGAACGTTGAAGTATGGCTCCAGCCCGAATTGGACAATCTTAGACTCGACCAGGCTCTTGGCGCTGAACTTGAGGGACCGCTGGACCTCTCGGATGCAGACCACCCGGAGGTTCGGGTTGGGTGCCATCCTCCTAACGGCACGCTCAGCGAAGAAGTGGGACTTCCCGGAGGAACGGCCACCGGACGCGCCCTTGTAACGGGCGGGCTCCAGAAGGGGCTCTGCCCAGGGCGCTGTGATAAACTCAAGGTCAACCTTCATTGTTGGGGCGGAAGATGGTTTCTGTTATCACAAACTCTATCGGCTCTTCGGGATCACCCGCTAGTGTCATCTTATCCCGCCAATCGGCCTTCCTGCGGTTCTTGAGCCAGAAGATTGCCGCCGCTGTGTCGGGCGGGTAGTGCTTGACGTAGGGGACGATATGCTCTGATCCGGTCTTAGCGTCCGCGCAAATCTGGACAGCTTCGTGGGAATACCCAAGTGCCCTATGATAGAGCTTGGACGCCACTTCCGCGTCGGCAATGTCCTTCCCCCTTTTTATGGACTCTAAAAATTCCGGGTGGGCGTCCTTCCAATTGTTGATCGTAGCCTCGCAAACATTGAAGAAATCGGCCAATTCCTTATCAGTAGCGCCGAGTAGGCAGAGCTTCTTCACTTGTTCGTTGTACTCAGGATCGTAGTCGGTCGGACGCCCTACCGGGTTAGTCATTCGTCATCTTGTGGTAAGTAGGATTCGATGCGCTCAGATAGCCATTGTAGCTTCGCCATCTCATCTTCGATTTCAGACATGAGCTTAAAGGGCGGGCCCTCGTATATCCCCCTCAAGAGTTCAACGTCGGCCCGTGTGAATCCACTGGGCTCCGAGGACAGTACGCCGAGAAGCTGGTCCCGCCTAGAAAGAACCATCTCCATATCTGGATTGTCGGTCTCGTGTGAGGCGATGGCGAGAACAAGTCCGGCGAGATACGCCCGCATTCCCGTGAGACCGCTCATTCCGTGTCCTCCTTCTCAAGCTCAGAAATGAGGCCGGGGACGTCTACGATGTTGAGCGACAGCTTCTCTATCCACATCTCGAAGTCTCTTTTCGTCGGCGTTGGGTGAACGAGCCTTAGTCCTCTCTTTGCTTTTTGGGAGAGGATGGGCCGGGGCTCGGAAGCCGTTCCCTTCATGGTAGCAACGTGGTCCTCCAGGGTGAGCTTGGCGCAGTTTTCCACGTACCACCACGCCGCCGCTTCATCATAGAAGAGTCCCCGCAGGCTTACGGTCCCATCATGGCGCTTCTCGAACCAACCCCATACGTCTACTTGCTTCTTGGGCCTTACGGCTTCTAACGGGTCCATGTCATTCTCCTTCGTTGGGTTTCCACACCACTCACCCGCCCGTCCTGACGCACTCCGTATGCGCCCACCCTATTCCTCAATCTCCACGATTTCGAGGTTCGCCTTGCATCGGTGACAGACTACGCATCGACCGAGGCCACTAGCGACACCGGGCCGAACGTGCCTGACTACTACCGTTGGCGTCCCTGGTATATCCATGATTCTACGCCCGCAGTTGGGGCAACGTACCAGTGTATAAACGATCTCCCTCGTACCCACTAGCGTCATGGATACGGTGGCGACCTTGGGTCCGTCTGCCTTCCCGGTTTGTTTCAACTTAAACTACTTTTTGGTTTTGGACAAATTACCGATCTGTCCCCCCTTGGTACTTCAGGCCATCCTTCTTCCGTTCGTGGTTCCGGTCGAGGATGGCCTGTTTGCGTTCGAAGTTCTCAGCGCTGCCGATGTTCGGGGCGTAGGAGTACACCCCGTCCGGTAGGCAGTGCGGCCTCGGGAACAGTCGCCCCATGGGTTCGCCGCACTCGCAGGTAATGGGAGCGTCCCTGATTACCCACTTACGGAGCCTTGTTACCTCTTTGCCGCAGGGACATCGGTAGTCGTAGATTGGGCTCATCCCGCCTCCTCAATCGCTGCCCGGAGTGCCTTGGCGTTTCGTTCGGCGCTCCGTAGGTCGTTTGTCTGCAGTTGGCAAAGCCTCGGCTGTAGGTCTTCGGCTATGGGGCACGACGGTTTCGGGATCAAGTCCCATGGCGGGTCGCCGCTTGTGTCTCCGATGAACCGGACGTTTTGCATGAAGGGCTCGCGGTACGTCAGCCGCCAAGCAGGATACGGCCTTTCTC